TTTTCAGCATTAGTATCAGTCGGTGCGGTCAATCCTAAACCTGTATATGCATTAAAATAATCAACAAATCCAGCACCGGCAACATTAGTTAAATCGTCACTTGCGTGGCTCCACTGTATCCAACCTGCTGTAGTTTCGTTGCCGGGAGGCATTGTTAATATGCCGTCGGCTCCTACACTAACTGAGTAGTCACCATTAACTATACTGTCTCCACCACCACCACTTCCGCCACTTGCGTAAGATAGATCGTTCCAAGCAGTTGATCCATCACCGTATTTAATTTTGTTTGTTGTGATATCTAACCCTGGTTCACCATCATCTAGTATAGGATTCACTCTTTCCCAGTTCGCTGTTGTGTCTCTTCTAAGTTGGATCTTGTTGGTCATTTAATATCTACCTTAAATTTTCATAATAAAACATAACGCATAATATGGTGGCAAGTTAGCATTAGTGCCGCTTGATCCTGTGCTATCAATTGATGTACTAGCACTTATGCCTGTTGATTGAGTCTTAACATAACGTCCATAATTACGATTTGGATCATCTGCAGAGTATGAACCGCCGTCTGCCCAAACACCGTATTCTTGTGTAAGTAATCCTTGACCGCTAAAGTTATGATCGTCAGGTTGCGCACCACTAATCCAATGTTTATGTCCAGGATCAGTAATACTCGTTGATGCTGTATGGCTATGAGTTACTGCTATAGCATTAGGACTTCCGCCAGTGTCACCTGTATCATATATGTTTCCAGCGCCAACAATAAATCTATCACGTAAATTTGGAGTACTATTAGTCCCGTCGCAAAGTGCCCATCCAAGTGGAATATTAGCTTCGCTCCCTGACCACATAATAATACCACCAGGTGGGATATCATTGCTGTAAGGTAAATCTTGCCAAACAGTAGTTCCGTCGCCGTATTTTATCCTATTAGCACTGATATCCAACCCTGGTTCACCATCATCTAAGATAGTATTAATCCTAGTCCAGTTTTCTGTAGTGTCCCTTCTAAGTTGAATTTTGTTTGTCATCTTATGCTCCGCCGCCGTTTAATACTGTATCATAAACCCCACCTGCGGCAGCGCCTCCGTTGAACACAATGCTGTTTGGTCCAAATCGTCCTGCTGATCCGCCACCGTCTGCTGCTATCGGAGGAGCAAAGAATGCTAATGCGTGGCCGCCGTCGATATTTAATTCGGCAACTTGTTGACCTACAGAAAACATTCCCGAATTGTCTGTTAAATCACTAACATCAGTTGGAAGTTCATTTATATACGCAGCTCTTATTCCGTTACTGTTTTTAAATGCGCCAATGCTTGAAACTTGTACATCGCCTGGAACTTGTAAATGCCCTGATACGTCGAATACAAATTCTTTGCGTTCCTCATTGTTCTTATTAATAGTTGAAATTATAACTTCATTATCGTGTAGATCACCATTAATAGAAACATAACTGCCGCCGTTGCTATCACCTAATGTTAATCCGTAATCAGTATTGTTTGCACGAATATGTATGTCATCTGGAGTCGGTGATTCATTATATGCTTTAATTTCTAGTTGGAAATCACTAGCTAAATGATTCGGTGTTATGACAACACTGTTTCCTGTATCTGCTATAGTTGCAGATTGTGGTAAGTTTAGTTTCCCACCTTGATCAAAAGTCCAAGTATCGCTTGAAGTTTTAAGCTGGATGTCTCCGTCAAACCCTGTAGTAGGTACTGATCCGCTACCTGCTTGTAGTATGATGCTACCACCAGTGTTAGCCATCTGAGTAGTTGTGCCTGCTGTTATCGTGATAGAATTACCGTGACCACTACTTACATTAGGAGCATTTATATTTCCGGATGATGGTAATGTTACATCGCCATTTGATTCAAGTGTTAGGGTTTTATCACCATTAACTAGCCTAGTAGTATTACTACCTAATACACTATTTCCGGCGCTGTCAGTTATACCACCACCTGCCGGTAATCTTAAATTACCATCTGTTCTAAATATCCAATTGTGTAAATTTGATTGGATAGTGACAGTAGAGTTACCACTTCCTTTAACCACGCTGTCTATCGGTAATGATAAAATACCGTCTGGATTAAATGACCAAATGTTTGAGTTAGATTCAATAGCGACTGAAGTATTATTTCTACCTTTAATCCTACCGCTATCTGGTAATACTAATTTACCATCCGGACCAAACGTCCAAGTTTTTGAATTAGATTCAATATTAACTGAAGTGTTATTTCTAGATATAAATGTGCTATCGTCTGGTAATCTTAAATTACCATCTGCTCTAAATATCCAATTATTTAAATTTGATTGTATAGTAACTGTAGAATTAGAACTACCTTTAATCACGCTGTCTATTGGTAATGATAAAATACCATCAGTTCCAAATGTCCAATAATTACCTCCAGAATTTATAACAGTATTAACTGTCGAAGTTGCTACGTAATGGGATGTATCAACTGCTATTGCTACGCCGTCGGCGTCGGTAATGGCTGTGAGTCCTAACGAAGCTCTTGATATAGATCCACCAGTTGGTAACGATAATACACCAGTTGATCCAAAACTCCAACTATTTCCATTAGAATTTATAACTGTGCTAGGTGATCCAACAGCAACATAATGAGTCGCATCAATTCCTATTGCAACTCCGTCTGCATCAATAATAGTAGTAGAATTACCTGCGCCTAATGAGATTGATCCACCTGTTGGTAACGTTGTTGTTCCGTTAGATCCAAATGTCCAAGTTTTACCATTAGTAACAAGTGTTATATTATTTGTATTATTAACTGATAATTGATTAGAATTAAATGTAAAATTACCAGTGTTAGCATTTCCATTTCCAGTAATTGTTCCCCAGGCTAATACACCACCACCGTTATCTATTAATACTTGACCAGCAGTACCGTGTCCTACAGGAAATGTATAGTTTGGAAAATGTGTTGTTCCGTCAGTTTGGAATGACCAAGAACGTGTACCAGTCTTTAAATTAATATTCGCTGTAGAAGAATTTCGTATAGTGTCACCAGCATCGTCAGTAAATGTATAATGACCTAATGCTGTAGAACTAATGTATCCGCTTAAAGAAGTAGTTAGTGCATAATTTGATAGTGTAGATGTTAAGCTTGTAGAAGTAACATACATTGAGTCATTATCAACTATAGATGCCCAACTAAGTACACCTGCACCGTCTGTAGTTAAAAATTTTCCGCCATTACCTAATTGAGCAGGAATTGGTTCTGAAGAATATGTTAGATTCTGCCACTCAGTAAGTCCGTCGCCGTACTTAACTTTATCTGTGTCTAGTTCTAATCCTGGTTCACCGATGTCTAATATTATAGGATAAGCATCGATCCACTGTTGTTTAGTACCTCTTCGTAATTTAATTTTTGATGCCATTTTGTATTAAGCCCCCGTCGATTATTAGATCAGTGTCTATTTCTTATATTTATTCACATTTTGTTTAAACGGCGCCTCCGTCAATTACTAATGCATCGCCGCTATAAACTGTTGTAGGAGAACCCCCATCAATTAATAATGATGTTCCTCCACCGCCGGGTGCATATTCTGTGCCGCCGCTGTTGTTTATGTTTCCGCCCGGTGGTAGTGTTAGTGTTCCGTCACTTCCAAAAGTCCAAACATATCTACCAGCAGCTATTTGCATATCAGTTATACTTCTTAGTACACTTTTGTTGTTATTTGATACAGATAAAGTTAATACACCACTTGTATCTAAACTAAGTGACCGTGTTCCGCTAGGAGTGACTTTAGTTAAACGATCTGTAACAGGAGATACATCTGCCCAAGATAAAGCTGTTCCGTTCGTAGTTAAATATTTTCCACCATTGCCGGTTATATCAGGAATTATACTTGGTCCAACAGTTGAATATAACTCGGCAAAATTTGCATTAACTTTGGCAAATGCCTTACGTACAGTGTCACCGTTTTTGCTGTTTGCTCCAGTACCTAGATTTATAATTTGATTTGTCATAAGGTCACCTGCATATCTTTACTCATTGTATTTATCGTTAGCAATAAATACTACGATGCCTAGACTCTCGAATTATAAGCCCGAACGCGGTAATGACTACAAATTTATAGATAAAACCGTCTATGAACAGTTCCAAGTTGGTGGTGTAGATGTGTTTTTCCACAAATATATCGGCCCTGCTGATCCAACTGATCCAAATAAAGCAACATCTCCAACTACTATACAGGATGTATTATTCCTAGAGAATAGAGATCGTAAATATGATCCAACTGTATATGTTATGCGAGGTGTTTATAACGTCCAAGATATAGATTTTAATCTAAGTCAATTTGGTTTATTCTTACAAAACGATACTATTTTTATGACCGTACATATTAATAACAGTGTTGAAACAATGGGTCGTAAGATAATGAGCGGTGATGTCATTGAACTGCCACATCTCATAGATGATTTTGCAGCAAATAATTTTGCTTATGGACTTAAAAGATTCTATGTAGTAGAAGAAATCAATCGGGCAGCAGAAGGATTTTCAGTTACTTGGTGGCCACATCTTTACAGATTAAAACTAAAACCAATAGTAGACAGCCAAGAATTCAAAGATATTTTAGATATGCCACAAAATACTGACAACTATGCTGGAGATTATGATTCTTCTAAAACATATTATCCTGGGCAAATAGTTAAATCAGCAGGAGTTTTATATACTGTAACAGCGCAATGTTCCAATACAGAACCTCCAAACACTGCGTTCTTTACACCACAAGATGCTAGCACTAATCTTAGAGCTATGATGAGTACGTTTAGTATTGAACAATTATTAAATGATAGTGTTGTAGCAGCTGCTGAAGCAGATGCTCCTACAGCAGGATATAGCACACAAAACTATTATACGATAGCATTAGATGAAAAAGGTAAGGCAGCATTAACAACTGTTGATAATTTAGATATAAACATCGACGATGTAGACTTTGCTGATGCAGAAAATCCGGCACCGTTAAAATCTGGATATAAAGGCTATATGTTAGGACAAGGATATCCGCCAAACGGATTGCCTTTTGGATTTGGTATAGCGTTTCCACCAGAGTCGGCTATAGGAGATTTTTATCTTAGGACTGACTATCTACCAAACAGGATGTTTCGATTTAACGGAACACGATGGACTGTGTTTGAGGAAGATGTAAAAATGACATTAACTAATACTGATACTAGGTATACTCAAAAGACAGGATTTATAAACAACACTAATATTACTGGAATAAAACCCATTGCTAGAGATACAGTTGTTGTTCGAGATGCGAATGTATTCGAATCTAATGATTCAACAGCATTATTAGATTTAGATAATAGTATAATTACTACTCGAACTCCGTATGATGTTAAACATAATGTAAAAGTATTCGTAAATCAAACAAATATGCCAACTAAGGGCGTTGTAAATAACAATGGATTCTCATCGTTCCAAACAGAATTTGTATTAATGCCTGGTGATATTGTAGCTTGGACATTATATAAAGAAGGTGTACAGCAACGTCAAGCATTAAGTAAAGCATTATTACCAAAGGCAGATTTCTAATGGAGTTCTTTTATGACGGCCAATTAAGGCGATATCTATCTCAAATGATAAGGATGCTAAGTGGCTTTAAAGTCCAAGCAGGAGATGGTACACAAAGAGTTGTTCCGGTATTATATGGAGATATGAGTAGAAGTGTATCTAGCATCTTGAGAGATAACAGCGAGAATAAATTGCCTAGTGCTCCTAGGATAAGTTTATATGTAAACGGTCTTAGTTTAGATACAAAGAGATTACAAGATTCTAGTTATACTCAAAATGTATACATAAGAGAAAGAAAGATAAATCCTGATACAGGTCGTTACGAAAACGTGCAAGGACAGAATTATACCATTGAAAGAATAATGCCTACCCCATTTAATTTGAGAGTAAAAGCAGATATATGGGCATCAAATACTGAACAAAAAATGCAGATACTAGAACAGATATTAGTATTGTTTAATCCTAGTCTAGAGATACAAACTACTGATAATTTTGTAGACTGGACTAGTCTCACAGTTGTTTATCTTAGCCAAGTACAGTGGAGTAATAGGACTATTCCAGTCGGTGTTGATAGTGAAATCGATGTTGCTACACTAGAGTTTGATACACCGATATGGATAACTCCGCCAGCTAAGGTCAAAAGTATGGGAGTTATAACTAGTATTATCACAAATATCTTTACAGAGCCCCCTGGTGAAATAGATAAAGATTTTATGTTTGGCAGGCCAGCAGCTAGAGTAAATGCTACTCCAGGAAATTTTGGAGTGTTTGTTTACACTAATCAAGTAAAACTACTAGCCGGATACGAAAATATCAGTCACGAAGTCATAGCTCCAAATATAAAATACGGCCCTGATACAAATTGGCAATCTGTTTTAGATATATATGGAGAATTTAAAGCTGGAGTTAGCCAGATATATCTCAAACAATCAACAGGATATGATGTTGTAGGAACTTGTACTATTGATCCTGTTGATAATAATGTGATGTTAGTTAATTGGGATCCAGATACGTATCCTTCAAATACTATAATTGAAGGTAGGGGAAGTATCGATGCTATCATCGATCCGTTTACTTATAATCCAGGCGAAGTAGCTTCTGGTATAAGATACTTAATATTAAACCCAATAGGCAGTAGTAAAAATCCTGCAGGATATGGTCCTGCTGCTTGGAGAAGTGTTTCTGGAGATGATTTTACTGCTAATGCTAATGACATTATAATGTGGGACGGATCTTCTTGGGTAGTTGTACTTAACAGTGAGAATACTAAAGATACTGTATACGTACTTAATTTAAAAACACAGATACAGTATAAATGGGACGGTATGAGTTGGACTAAAAGTATCGATGGCGAATATTTTGCTGGTAATTGGAGACTAATACTTTGAAAATAAAGAGCAGTGGCGCTTTATTTTTAAGTAGGAATACCAAAAGATTTTTACTTTTACAAAAAGCTTCCGGAAAAAAAGAAGGTATATGGGGTTTAGTAGGAGGTAAGATACATCCTGACGAATCAGTGTGGCAAGGATTACAGAGAGAAGTTATTGAAGAAATTGGATTTATGCCTGATACGATTAAATCAATTCCTCTAGAAATGTTTGTTAGTGATGACAATCATTTTAATTTCCAAACTTATGTTTGTATAGTAAGCGATGAATTTGTTCCTACATTGAGCAGTGAGCATATGGGGTGGGCTTGGTGTCCGATTGATAAATGGCCTAGACCAGTACACCAAGGTATAAAAAATACAGTTAGCAGTAAGATAGTACGTGCTAAATTAGATACTATTTTTGAAATGATGGATTTAATTAAAGCAGATAGTTGACAAATATACGCTATCATAATATAATATCTTTATGTCAAATAAAGAAGGTTTAATCAAAAAAAATTGGGGTTACGAAATTGTTTGGGCAAATACAGATTTGTATTGTGCTAAAATGATGGTCTTTGAACAGATTGGTTCTAGGACTAGTATGCATTTCCATAAAGAAAAAGATAAAACCTGGTTTGTTAATACTGGTAAATTTATCCTAAGATGGATAGATACTGCTACAGCAGAAATCAAAGAAAGTGTATTAACTGAAGGTAGTGTATGGCGTTGCCAACCTCTAAGACCTCATCAATTAGAAGCAATAGTTGCTGGTAGTATGATATCAGAAGTGTCGACAGCTGATAAGCTTGCCGACACTTTTTTGATTTTTCCTAGTTATCCAGTATAAGTGTTAACTTATACTAGATCCTGTACACCGATTGCGATAACGTTCATACTTGAACCTGCACCTGATCCAAATACTGTTAAACCACCCGAAACATACAAGTAAGTGTTTGGTGGTACTAATATACCATTCTGTGTTACCTGAGTCTGAGCAGCTATAGCTACGTCGCCGTAGATAAAGTCTGTGTTCATTGGCATTGGAGTCATCTGTACTACGTTAGTACCAGTAGCATATGCTGTTGGTATTACAACAGCAGTACCGTTTGGTGTAGCTGTAACTTGTAGTGTATTACTACTAGTAACTGCCTTTACATAGTAAGCTGGAATCATTAACATTGCTGAACCTGGAGTAGCAGCAGTAATTGCTACAGCTGCGCCGCCTGGAGTACTTGATAATGTTATTGTTGTAGCAGCAGTAATTGCCCTTATGTAATAAGTCTGACCCATTACAAGACCGCCTGCTGCTGTTCCAAAAAACACAACTGGTTGGTTAACAGTTAATCCTGGGAAAGCTCCAGTTGTTAATGTAGTAGCTGTGTTAGTAACAGTATTACCTGTTACATAGTTTAATGTAACTGTACCAGTATTACCGTTAGCAAGAGTTGTTACAACATATGCTGAAGAGAACGTACTGCTGCTGTTAATAGTCAACATTGAGTTTAAGCTTGACCAGTTACTACCTGAAGTGTTAGTAAACACAACTGGTTGGTTTGGTAACAAGTAGCTAGTGCTGCTGCCTGTAGCAAGAGTTAGTATATTACTCTGATATGATACAGTAGAAGTTGTACTAGTTGTCAATGTAGTGGCATTAATAATAAAGTTAGCAGTTACGCTATTACTAGTAAATGTAGTAGCGGTCCACGATAGTGCAGATCCTGTTGGAGTACTTGCAACAGTAAACTGATACAAGTTAGCATTTAGGCTCTGTATGTAATAGTTTGTTCCAATTACAACACCGCTTGAACCAACGTTACCTGAGAATGATATCTGCTGTCCAGCTGTTAGGTTTGAAGTAGCTATTTGCATAGTTACGCTACCTGAAGCAGTACCTGGATTAAATACCTGTCCAGTTGCAGTAGAACTTACAGTAAACTGTGTAGAACTGTAAACTGTTAGTATATAGTATACAGTGCTTGATGCAGCTAAGTTACCTAGACTTGTTAGGAATATTACAGGTTGTCCAGCAGCTAGTCCAGCAGTTGATGCTGTAGTAATTAAGTTACCAGTAGCTGTTACTGCTGTAATAGTATAGGCACCAGTAGTAAATGCTGTACCTGTAGCAACTGCACTAACTGATATGTTTGGAGCCTGTACGTTAGTACTGCTAATGCTCCAAGATATTGGGTTAGGAACAGATTGTGTATAGTAAGTCTGATATGGTACTAAGCTAGTGCCTATGCTGTTTAGTATCTGCATAGTTAATGTATTGCTACCAGTAGTAAATGTTAATACAGATCCACCGTTAGTTGCACTTAATGTAAACACGTTGCTGCTTACAATGCTCTGTATATAGTAAGTCTGTCCTGCTGTAATACCACTTATGAAAGTATATCCAGTGAACACTACAGCCTGACCAACACTTAGATAGTTTGTGTTACCTGGAGTATAAAGCTGTGTACCATTTATACCTGTAACAGTGATAGTTGGACCAACAAATATACCAGGTGCATTTGCTGCAATTGGAGCATTCATATTTCCAATTAATCCTACTAGTTCTATAGCAGTTCCTGTACCAGAACCAATCATTGCACCGGAAAGACCGTATGCAGCACCTGGAGAAGTACAAGTAAAGATTGTACCAACAGTGTTAGTTGCTGCACCGTAGCTAGTCCAAGTAGTTGTACCTACAGAAGTAATCATATACTGTGTGCCAAGTACTAAGCCATAGTTACCTGATGCAAATGCACCGTTGTTAGCACCTCCCACAACAGCACCTGTAGTTGTTGTGCTTCCGCTAGCAGTATAAGCTAACATATAACCAGTTGCTGCTGTAGTCTGTACTAGAGTTGGTGAACCAGCAGTACCAATCGCTGCCATTAAGCTATTAGCAAGGGTGAATGATGTTGTAGTTGGTATAGTTGCTACATAATAAGTGTTATAAGAAATAATACCACCAAATACTGTTCCGTTAAATACCATCGGCTGCCCAAGTGTTAAGTTAGCAGTTGATGGCTGTACATAGGAATAGTTGTAAGCATTAGTCATTATTAATACCTGTCCACCCCAAGTAGTTGCTACTGTAAATGTAGTTGAACTATTAATTGTTAGGACATAATATGTAGTAGCTGATGCTATATTACCTAGTGTAGCACTGAATGATATTGGCATACCAATTGTTAAACCAGCTGTTGATAAGCAAGTTACTAAATTAGTGTTAATTGCTGTAGCATATGCTACAGTAACAACACCAGTGTTTAGTGTATATGTGCTTGAGCCAGTTGTAAATGTTATCGGTAATGGTTGTGCTTGGAACACATTTGGAGCAGTTACGTTACTCATCATTGCAACCATTGTCATTGCCTGTGCTGAACCTGCACCTACAGTACTTACTCCAAGTGCTGCCGAACTTGCAGACGACAAGTTTACAGAAATATTTGGATTAATACCGTTTAGTGTAAATGTCCAACCTGCTACTGATGTGCTAACTGCTACTGCAAGGTTACCTGAACCTGGATAAGCTTCTAAAGTAAATGTTGTAGCACTTGGTACTGTCTGCACATAATAAGTAGCGTTCACTGTAGCTGAACCACCGCCTATAGTTGTACCGTTAGTTGCAGTACCTGTTATAGTGATTGCCTGTCCTACAACTAGTGGGAAAGGTAATCCAGATACTGTAAACACACCAGGTGTAGCGTTAGTAACACTGGAAATATATGATGTTATGTTAACACCAGCATATGTTGGCGATGCTGAAACTGTAATTGCGTTAGCATTAATACCTGCACCGCTTATTGAACTTACGTAATAAACAGTATTTGGAAGCAATACTGCGTTAGTATTTAAGAAACCACTATAAACTAATCCACTAGTACCACCACCTGTTGTTGTAGCAGTAAACACTGTACCAACGGTATTTGCAGCAGAACCATATGATGTAAAGGTTGCGTCGCCTACTGCTACAATAGTATATGTTCGACCAATTACTAATGCGTTAGAAAGAACTGTCATACCACCTAAGTTACCATAGAACATAACTGGCTGATTAAGCTGTAGTTTAGCTGTTGACTGATAAAGTGTCTGGGTTGTTGTCTGTGTAGTAACAGGCAATACAGTACCATTTGGTGTTTGATAAATGATGCTGTTTGTAGTTGGTATGTAACCAAAACTATTTGGTGAAGCATACTGACTAGGTGGAGCTATTGAAATTGTCATACGATACTGGTCATATATGTTAACAACATAATATATCACGCTTGTTATTAACACACCTGACGTACCACCAACTGATATTGGTTGTCCTGGATAGAAAGCAAAAGTATTGTTTACTATTACCAAGTTAGTACCGTTAGTTGACTGTGTTCCAAATACGCTATATGTTCCTAAAGTTAAAGTAGGAGTTGCTGCACTCGAAGTAGCACTTATTAAGAAGTGCCTATATGGACCAGTTAATGCACTAAACTGTATACCAGTAGATGTAAGAACAGATAATACAGGTCCATTTACATACTGGCTAACTATAAAGGTTGTGCTGCTTGTAACTTGTGTTACATAATATGTTGTACCAGCTATTGGTCCTATCATAGGGTTGATTATCACTGTTGTAGTACCTGTTGCAGAACCACCAGCAATAGAAATTGCAGAACCACCATATGTAGCACTTATTGTTATAGTTGTGCTTGATGTTACAGATGTTGTAACATAATATGTTGCGCCAGCTGTAATACCAGTACCACCAGTTAAACCAGCGTTAAATGTAATTGTAGAACCAGCAATTAATGTAACTGCACTATTTAAAGTTACTATACCACCCGTTGTAACACTGCTAATAGAATAACTAGTGATCTGATTTCCTAGCAATGTTCCCTGTAATACAACTGGTTGATTTATCTGTAAGAACAATGCTGTCTGTTGTACTGATACTGAACCACTAGCAGTTGTTTGAGTAAACACTGTACCATTAAATGATGCTGATATAGTAAATGTAGTTGTAGTTGGAATAGTTAATACATAGTAAATTGTGCTAGAAACAAGATTTCCTAAACCAGAACTAAACACTACTGGCATTCCAGGATAAAAATACTGTGTAGAAGTACAAGTAATTGTATTACCAGTAGCTGATGTAGCTGATACAGGAATTGCCTGTGTAGTAAATAGGTTTGAAGTTGTTGTTGTTGAACCAATTATTAGTGGAGGAACTGGGCTAATAGTATTGAGATACATAGCACCACTCTGTGCACCACTTGCTGGTACACCTGATGTAAATGTTCCAACGCCTAACGGTAACATACCAACACCACCAAAAGCTCCTGCTGTAGAGCTTGAAGTAGCACCAAACGATGCAGGACTTGCATTGATCAGTGTTAATATAACTGTGTTAAAGCTAGGAATACTCTGTACATAGAATGTTAAACCTGCTGATAAGTTGCTATAACCAGCAGCTAGATAGTTCTTATATGTATCAGTTGGTAAACCAAAATATGAACTTGCTGTAGTAAACTGTATTGCAGATCCAACTGTTAAACCAGCGGTTGACTGCCAAACGTTACCTGTGCCGCCAGTAGCTGCTGTAGTAACTACAACTCCACCAAATGGTGTAGAAGATACGTTAAATGTAGTTGAACTTGGAGTAGTTAACACATAATAGATTGTATTAATAGCTAATCCACCAATTGCTATGTCAAACTGTACTGGTTGACCGATTGCAAAACCAGCTGTGCTTGCGCAAGTAATTAAGTATGGTGCTGTAGCACTAGTTGCAGTTACAGCAACCGGAGCAGTCTGATAAGCAAGAGTTGAAATTACGTTATTAGTTACTGGTAGGAAAGCAAATGCGTTAGTAACACCACCCGTTGATAGTGATATAAGTGTAGCAGCAGTTGCACCAGGTAGTGAACTATTAGGTGATAGTGATATTGTAAACGAAACTAAACTGTTAAATGATCTAATGTAAACAGTATATCCATATACCATATTAGTAAGTCCAGTTGGTACGCTTGTAGCGTTAGAAACTGAAGAACTTGCTACTGTTGCAAAGAACACTAATGGTTGATTTAGATATAAGTTTGTTGTAGATTGTTGTAAGTTTGCACTGATACCAGTTGTAGTGTTTTGTACATAAACTGGGCCACCCTTAGTTGACGATACTGTAAACTGTGTACCGTTTACGATGCTTGCTACATAAAATAGCTGGTTAGCAGCCATTAAACCAGTAGCAGCACTGAATACAACTGGCATACCTACCATTAGTGGATATGTAGTGTTTACTGTGATTAAGTTAGTAATCTGCTGTGTAGCAGATACTGGGTAAGTCATCATAGTAACACCGGTTGATGTGACAGTACCAGATATTGTCATTAATGGGCGTGGACCAATTTGTACACTGTTGATGTTAGTGCCGCCACCTGCTAATGTTATAGGTGCACCATAAATTGTGCTTGATACAGTAAAGTATGCTAAACCTAATATAGATGAAACATAATATGTTGTGTTTAATGCTAGGCTGCTATCTGTAATAGTAGCACCTGTAAATACTACAGGTTGTCCTACGTTTAAGTTAGAAGTAGCTTGATAAACATACATAGTCTGGCTTGTTGAACCAAGTGCTACAGGTGAGCCACCATAAGTAGCCGATACCTGGAAAGCTGTTAAACTATCAATGTTTGAAACATAATATACAGTACCACCGCTTATATTAGTGCTACCAATAGCACTAGTAGATGCAAATATAGCACTACCACTGTTGGTAGAACTGAATACTACAGGCTGTCCTACTGACATCCAGCTAGTTGAGTTTACAGTGATTTCATATGGTGCCGAACCTGCTGTAGCAGAGCAAGTAGCAAACTGTGTAGTAAGGAAGTTAGTGTAAGTACCAACTACACCACCTACTGTTAATGAACCACTTGCTGTCGAAGCGTTTACGTTAATAGTTGGAACAACTGGGAGAACAGATCCAACCATTGTACCACTAGCAGTAGTTAATGTTAGTGCAGGACCACCATATATTGTTGAAATTTGGAATGCGTTTGGTATTGCTACACCGCTAACTGTATTTGTTAATAAGTTCTGAACATAATAAATCTGTCCAGCAGTTACACCACCAAAAGTAGTACCAGTAAATATCATTGGTACGTTAACCACTAAGTTGGTATTTGCTTGATACATATTAACTGTCTGCGCACTAGTTGTAGTTAATGGAAATAGTGCAACGTTTGGTGTAGTTGATGTAATCTGTGTTGCAGATATCTGGAATGTAGTTGAACTTGGTGTAGTCAATACATAATAAACAGTACCAGCTGTAATAGTTGAGAATGAAGTATCAAATACAACTGGCATACCAATAGCTAATGTAGCAGTGCTTGCACAAGTTATATACCCAGTCGATGCCGCTGTTGCTGTTACTGCGATAGCTGCCATAGTAAATGCACTAGTAACTGCACTTGAGCTAGCTAATGTTAATGGATTTGCAATATGGTTAGCAGTTGTAGTAACCATTGGGTTTATCGGAATAAACACACCGTCAGCAGTAGTAGTTGTAGTTGCTACGAAATAACTAATTACTTGGTTGTTAGTTGCTGCTGCACCTGTTGGGTTAGCGTAAGTAAAACCACCAACTGCTGAGTATGGAGTAGCTGTACCACCTACAGATAGCTGTGTTGTACCAGTTGCGGCTGCTGTGTTAATGTTAGTACTAGTTACAGTTCCTAAATAACCAATAGCATAAGTTACACCAGCTACTAAAGAACCACCAGCTACATATGAAGTACAAACCATTGCAGTACCAGTACCAGTACCAGCGCCAGTTGCAACGAATACAGTACCTTGTGAGTTACCACCTGCACCTATACCAGTAAATGTTGTAGTACCAGTTGTAACGATAACATATCGTTGACCAATTTTAAAGCTACCGGCAGTTACAATAGTACCGTTCATGCCTTCAGTAAGAAGAGTTACAGCAGAACCGCCCGGAACAGTTGATACAGTAAATGTAGTTGAACTTGGAATAGTTAATACATAATATGGTGTATTAACGTTTAAGTTACCAAATACAGTACCACCTACACCTGCTTGGTTAGCAACACCTGCACCATATACACCACCACCATTGAATACAATTGGCTGTCCAATCTGTAAGAAAGTAGTTGATTGCTGTGCTGTCATACCTGCTGGAGTAGACGATGTTAATGGAAGCACAGGGCCGCCAGGAGTTGCAGAAATATTAAACGCAATGCTGCTGTGGATCTGTGATACGTAGTAGATAGTACCGCTTGTAATACCGCCGCTAGTAGCACTGAATACAATTGGCATTCCTGTTGTTAGTGTTAGTGTTGAGGAACAGAAAATAACTGAAGGATTTATTGGACTTGCACTCTGCTGATTGAAAGTAGCAGTAATATTTATAGCAGCAGTAACCAAAACGTTACCTGTGCTGTTAGCATATCCAATACTCAATCCCTGTATGCTGTTGTATGTGGCTGAAACTATGTTTGATACGTTAACAGAAGCTGGATTGTTTATTTGTGGTCTAAAAATGCTTCCAGTTAATGGAACAGCATTAAATGTTCCGTAAGTTCCTGCTGCTACTGTTGTTAACGCAAATGCACTTCCGCTATTTGGCACTAATGATACAGTAAAGCTGTTGTTAGTTGGTATAGTATTAACATAATAGTTAAAGTTATATGCTGGTCCACCAAATGGTGTACCATGAAACTGTATTGGCATACCAACTACTAGGTTAGTAGTTGATTGATACATTAGTACGTTAGCTGCCTGGCTAGTTAATGAAACAATAGCACCGTTCCAAACGTTTGAAACTGTAAAGTTTGTATTGCTTACAATGTTTAAGACATAATATGTTATGTTAGCAGATAGTCCACCAATCGGTGAAGAAAATACAACAGGTTGTCCAACTGATAGAATGTTAGTGCTTGTGCAAGTAATCTGGTTAGTACCAGTTGCTGTTGCTGTTACAGTTGTGGGTGCTGTTGTGAAAGCGTTTGTTACGCTACTAGTGCTACCAATGGTTAATATCTGCTGTGTTTCTACAGAGGCAGCATTATTAGTCTGGTTTGCAGTAATAGGGTATAATCCTTGTGTGCTCGATACTGTCTGTGGAACAAGTGCAGTTGAAGATAGTGCTAATCTTGCCTTGTTAGCAGTACCTGTTCTGTTAACGAAAGTAGTATTGACTATGACGTTGCTAGGTCCAGTGATTGCTGGATTTACTAGCTGCTGGTAATTGAACGGATTACCATTTAAGTCTTGTGCGCCAAATTTGCCGGCTGTTGTCATAAAAATTCTCCTAGATTAAATGTTTTGATTATACCCAATAGTTTGTCCACCTTGTATTTAGCGAAAGTACACGGTCAACATATCTTTTGTTAGTAATATCAGTAGCAACTGTTGGTGTAGTGTTGATTACTGTAGTACCATTGACTGTTAATGTTGAACCACTGTTTAGTGTTAATGATCCGGAAGATGTTAACACTATCGCTGCATTTAGGTTAGTCTGTGAATTTACTTGTATAAACTGGCTTGCTGCTGCTGTTAATAGCAAGTCGTTGCCAGTTGTAGTAGTAACTGTTTGTCCACTGATAGATATCCTACCAGTTGAAAGGTTGCTAGCTGTTAGTGTAGCAACTCCTTGATTTAGCTGAGAAATCACAAATGATCTTACAGCTGCCTGTGTTGGGACAAGTGAATTACTGTTAGCTGCTAGAGTTCCATCAGTGCTAAACTGTGTAACAGTTGCACCGCCACTAGCAAATTGTAATTGGCTTAATCCGTTAATAGTTAATAGGTTAGCATTAATGCTTGCTATACCGGTAGATGTGTTTGAACTAATTAGGTTACCTAATGAAACTATACCGTCTTGATCTATGCTTTCATAAAATACACGACCACCAACAACATTAAATGCTTGGTTAGCTGTAGTTTTAGTGCTAGCAGTAACAGTTGGATATCCAGCTGCAACAGTATTACCCGATCCAACAAATGCAAATGAATGCCCTTGTAATCTTACCTGACTATAATTGTAAGTGATACTTGCTGCTGTTGAATTAGCAGGAGCACTAGTAGTAGTAAATGTAGTTCCTAACTGTAGGTAGGCTACATAAGGACCGCTACCAGTAGTGCTTATAACCTGTATTAAGTTATATGGAGTTCCGGATATTGTTACATTTGCACCAGCAGTTGGAATAGCTGCCAGGCCTGATATGTAAATGTTAGATCCAACAGCCTGATAATCAGCAACACCGTTACCTGTTATAGTACCCTGTAGATCATAATAACCTGTACCTCTGCTAGTCCAAGTTGGCTGTGCTAACACACCCGATGCTTGTTGTCTTACAGTAAATGTAGCTGCAACTGTAGCGTTTGGATCAGTTACTGTAATGCTTGGTGCTACAGTATAACCTGTACCTGGATTAATAACTCTCATTGATGATATAGATCCACTAGCAACAATAGCTCTTACTAGTAATCCAGTTCCTGTACCTGAGAATGTTACACGAGGTTCAATAGTATAACGTGTAGTAGTATCTAATGTTGATACTACAGCAGTTCCAACTACTGCAACATCCCATCCTGCAGAACTTGTTGAGTCTGCACTTACTGATGCTACTTTAGTAGTTCCGTTATATGCTGTAATATATCCGTATTGTCCTGCACCAGTACCGTTTGAAAGTATGATTCTCATACCTACATATGCACCTGTTGCAGCAGTATCTGCAGGATTTAATGTTATAGTAGTTGATGTACCAGTTGCTGCGGTGTTTGTAGTAGTTACATAACCTGTACCACCAGTAATAACACGTACTTCCGGAACTGCATTTGTTACAAAATTTGCAGCACTTACAGTTGCACCATATCCAGTACCACTAGTAAAACTATAAGTAGCACTTGAATAAGTCTGTCCAGCATTAGCATATTCTAACCAAAGTATCTGACCAGCACCAAATAATGCGCCAGCAATTGAAGCTTGCTGTGTTTGTGTATTGACAACACCAGTTGCTGGAGTTTCAACAGAGCTAGTACCTTCTGCTATAGCACCATACGTACCATATAGACAACTTGATCCAATTGATTGTATTCTAGCTCCACCTTCCGAAAGCATTCCTGCATATGCATAATAAACGAAAACTGACGAAGCTCGTACTCTAGCAGCAGCACCAGTAGCCCATATGCCGATACCGTCTGAAAGGATAATATTAATATCGTTGAGTATTAAAGTGTCGCTTCCGAGATTTGCAGCAGAATTTAAATAGATGCCAGTAGCACTTGCGTTAGCTCCTGTACCAAGTATAGTTATATTGTCAATAGTTGGATTAGTACTTGTGATACCGCTACCGCCTGTATCAACGCTAATATAAGCGCCGCCGCTTGGACGTTTTGTACCATTAGAATTAGCTGATCCAAGTGTGCCAACTATTCCAGTTAGTGTCATATTTGAAATACCAGTATTATCTCTTAGTAAGAACATACTGTTTGTGTTAGTTCCGCTAGTTGGAGATACAGTAACACTACCAACGCTATCACCTACTAGGTAAGTGTTAGCTGGAATGCTCATTGGACAAACTTCTTGATAAGAACCCGTCTTTACATAAACAACAGCATTTCCAGTAAATGGTGCATTAGCTAATGCGTATGCGATAGTTAAGAAAGGCTTGTCAAGTGTCTTACCTTGTCCGTTAGCAAGAGTATCAGTTCCTGTTGGGGCAACATAATAAACATTTGTTATATGACCAAAATATCCCCAAGCTGGTGATGTACCACTAACTTTTAATACTTGACCATCTGTACCAATTGGTAACCTGTCATTTCCTAAAGTGTTATAGAAAATCATATCACCTTTAGTAGTAGTAACATTAGTAGCATTACCTAATGCTAAAATATTCCAGTGTGTTCCACCGTCTGTTGTCGGATCATTTCCAGTAGTTGGTGCTATTGCGATGTAACTGTTTGAACTATAGCTTACTGCGTCTCCAACAATATAAGATGCGCTAACAGACCAAGTACCTCTCCAGCTAATACCACTAGTTAATAGTGTCCAACTACCTGTGTCGCTAGCTGGATTAGTATTAGCATTGTTTGCCTTAGCAACATAAACTGTTGATCCATAATTTACTACGTCGCCTGTTTCATAAGTTGGACTTGCACTAGCTGACCAAGCACCTCGTAGATTAAATCCAGTAGTTACAACGTCCCAATAAGCTGAACTAGTTGTAGGAGTATGTCCTAGATTATTTGTGCTCTTAGATGCATATACATATCCTCCGTAAGTTACAACATCGCCTAATGCGTAGCTAGTGCTTCCACTATATGTACTTTGAAATTCTAAACCAGCAACAAAAAGTGACCAGTTTGAAAGATTTATTGTAGAAGTGCTAGTTGTATAAGCAGTTGTACAGATATAAAGATCAGCACCATATTTTACAACATCGTTTAATTTGTATGTAGTAGGTCCGTTAGTATAAACACCTCTCCAACCAAACCCACTAGTAAAGACTGTCCAGCTACCTTGATTATTTTCAAGACCCTGTGTGTTAGTTCCGCTAGTGTGTCCAGTATTACAAATATAAACAGTTCCGCCGTAACTAACTAAATCACCAACATTGTAATATGTAAGCTGTGTCCAAGATCCCTGCCAAGATTGACCGTCAACAAATAGTGACCATTTTGATGCATTTAGATCTGTAAAGAATCCGCTATTGTTTGAAGTATTGCTTGAGTTATGTGCTAGAATACAAATATATTCCTTACCGCCAACTTTAACAATATCGTTTAGATTATAATAAGTTGATGGGAACCAGTTAGTTTGCCACATAAAGCCACCAACAAAAATAGTCCAATTAGCTATATCACTATAAAACCCGCTATTTGGAGTTGCGTTTGAGGTATGTGCAGTTGTACAAATGTATTCTTGTCCTCCAACTGCAACAACATCATTAATGCTATATCCAGTCGAAGTGCTCCAGTCGCCCCTATTTGAGAAACCTGTTGATAATAATGTCCACTTACTGCTGTCTCCAGCAAATGTTGATCCTGCTATGTTTGCAGTTGTACAGATATAAGTTGACGATCCAACTGTTAGTATATCACCAAGTTTATAAGTACTACCAATTGACCACCCAGCACTTATGTATGAAACACCATCGCTCATTAAAGCCCATTTACCAGCACTTAGATCTGCATTAAACCCGTATTGGGTGTTAGAACTAGTGTTTCCAACTAGACAAACATAAGCTTTACCACCATATCTTACGATATCGTCTTTAACATAATCGTGGCTGGTAGTCCAAGTACCTTGCCATACGAACCTCAACCTACCTAATTTAAATTCAGCCATTTCTTATCACCTTTTCAATATTGAATATTTATCAAGCATCTTTTGATGCAGGGTATGCGTATGTTTGTCCAATTCTAGCTACAAAATTACCTTGGCTATCCAAATAATAATAAACTATCTTATTATCCCAACGATATTGTTCATAGTTTAAATTTGGATAAACTAAGTTATGTGTTATATCACGTCCTTCAAAAAAATCTGATCCTACTTCAAATTCTGTATAATCATTACTCACATCTCCTGGAGCATTTATTGTTATACTGTCATCTGTTTTTACCATATCAATGATACTGAGGTATAATTCGCCATCGTCTGTTCTACGTAGGGCATAGAAATATCTAGGTTGCCCACCTAATGCATCGCTTCCTGACATTCCAATGTAACTCATATCTCTATTCCTTATACCTGTGATGCGTAACTTACTATAACATCTACACTAGCTTCTAAATTAGATACTACATATAGATTATTACTATTTGATAATATTAATCTCTCTCCTCCATTTACTACCCTAAGACTAGTATTAGGTGTTAAGATTGTATTCTTTAAATAATATCCTAAATTACTACCAGAATCTTCTAATAGTACACTTATCTCTATAACACTTTCAGTAACATTAGTAACGCTTAATCCTATAATAGTTAGTGTAGTATTAGCATCGGTGCTAGCGACTAGAGTATTTGATAATCCTACATCTTTTATTACTGAGTTTTGAAAACTTATTGCCATTGTTGTTTATCCAAAAGTAAAAACGCTTAAAATTGCGATTGTATCTGCATCTTGCTGTACTACGCCGGCACCCTGCCCAGCTATAGAAATCCATTCGTGTCCGTCCCAAATTTCTGCTCTTTTATCATCAGTATTGTATCTTGTTAATCCTATTGGATTAGAAGGACTAGTTATTCTGTTGAGATTATTCCCTACCGGTAAGACAAATCCATAAGTTCCAGCTATTTGGACATATCCACCGTTATCATTTCTAAGTATAGTTGCACCGTTTGGTACAGGATTGTATATAGTAGATCCAGTAAATTGCAGTGAATCGATTATTACTTTTCCGCTACCGTTTGATGTGATATAAAGATTGCCGTTTGCTGTTGATGTTGTTATAGTATCATTTGTAATATCAACAACACCTGCTTGTAATCTGTTGACTCGTAAACGAGTTGAATCTAGATCAGCAGTTAGCGATCCGTTATTATAAAATCTAATAGTGTTATCATTAGCACCCGGAGTTAATTCTGCTGTAATGTATGTGTTTCGATCAGCGTCATAAACGCCATCGATGATAATCCAATCAACACCGTTATATCCTTCATAATGGTGAGATTCTGTATTAAATCTTATCATTCCTGATGAAGGACTAGTTGGCCTCTGTGAGTTATCACCTGATGGTATTTGTATACTTTGTGATGAGTTTATAACAACTTTACCGGTTCCGTATGTCTGTAATACTAGATCTGTGTTTGAAGAGATAGTATAATCTTTAATTATAACGTCTTCAATATTTACTGATCCTGTACCATTTCCGCTTAATAGTAAATCTGTGCCTGCGGTGCGTGTTGTTATTGTATTTCCGCTTACAGAAATACTGCCTACATAAAGATTGTAAGCATAAAGATCTTTCCAATTATAAACATTACTGCCTAAATTATATTGATTATCTAGTGTAGGTAAAATATCACTCGATATGCCTGCGGCAAAGTTGATGCTTCCAGAACTTTGATTAACTAGTGTTATATTTCCGCTAATTCTAACATCGCCATCAGCATTAATATCACCAGTAACTTCTAAATCTCCCCAAATTTTTGTATTTGAATAAATTTGGGTAGTTCCAGATCCGTTTGGACTAATTTCTAAATTTCCACTAGTAGTTGAAATAGTGTTATTATTAATTTCTATATTGCCAGCGTTTATTGTTCCTTGATATACAACTCCACCAGTTGCTGGGGATAAAGTTATATCGTTTATACTTGATATTGTGTTTCCGCTAACAGTTAATGAATCATTAGATAACGCACCTGATACTCTTAAATCAGTAGTTCTAACATATCCGTTTACATCTAAATCATAGTCGGGCGAGCTGGTGTTTATACCAATTCGAGAATTGTTTACATCTAAGTACAATAAGCTCGTCTCAAAAGCTAGATCTACGCCGTCGCGAAGAAGGTTAGCTTTTAAGAGAGGACCCGAAATGCGACCAACGGCCATTTGCTCTCCCAACCACCGAGTTACACGGCTAACCACCTTACATTGCGGGTTTACCACAGTTTGGACACAAATATTATGGTCTAATACTTGATAATATTATTTATCAGATAAGAAAAATATCGTTTGTTAAGCACCTAATATAAGAGAATAGATTAGCATAGTTTCCTCTACATCTGCTTGTGATAACAGAGGAGAAGCTCCGTATGATGGATACCATGTTGTTCCATCATATGATTCTAAATACCCTAATTCACTGTTAAATCGTGTAGTACTAACTAGAGGGTCCACGGTTGAAGGGTTATCTCTGCGTGAGGCACTGTCGCCTGCTGGTATACTTAATCCATAAGTATCATCAATTTTTACATATCCTTTATTCCCCTGTACTGAAAATATTAGATTAGATGTTGCACTTGTAGTAGTAATTGTAGAATCTTTAAATGATACTTCATTAACAATGATAGATCCGGTACCGTTTGAAGGAATCGTTAAATTGTTATTGTTAACTGTTGTTATTGCGTTAGATGTGATATTAGTATTATCTATCTGTATTTTATTGGGTTTAAATCTACCATCTTGTATCCTTACTACAGATGCATTATTAACGACAAAGTTGGTAACCTTATCGTTTGCATTTAAAACAGTTTCAGGTATAACATAAGTTTTTTTATCTCCAGAAAATATACCACTAAATGTTACATCTGATCCTAGATCATTTCGTCCTTTAAATCTATGGTCACTGACTGAGAATCTTAGATCTCCTGTTCCGGGAGCTAGATAGTTAGTGCTATTAGGAATTTTTATAGCTCCGGTTCCTCCTATTATAAGACTGTTAGACGATCCAGGAGTTATCGTGATAGAAATATCGTTAACATTTGTTGATATTGAGTTATTAAAAAATCTTAAATTTTCTACTTTAGTAGCACCAGTTCCTCTACCAGATAAGACTAAATCTGTATCTGTTTTATCAACTGTTATTTCATTGTTATTGTATATTTTAACGTTAGCTACAGGTGATAGATTAATATTTTCAGTAACATTTATTTTTACTGAGTTGCTAATATAAACATTTTTCCAGGCAAAATCATGATATCCTAATAAGAATTTATCGTTTGTATTTGGAAATATACTTTGCCCTACTGTACCTTCAAAATTTATTTGATCAGTTGATTCAGACCCTGCTCCTAGTGTTAAAATTCCGTTAACAGTAAAATTTTGGTCAATATCTATTGAACCAGTAACTTCTAAATCTCCAGTAACTTTTGTATTAGAACGTATGTTTAAATTTACAGTTGGATCTATTATAATGTCAGTATTGGTATCAGATGATATCGTATTAGTTTGTATTGTTAACTGATCAGTTGCTAGTTTAGTTGTATAGATAGTTCCCGAGCCGCTATTTGCTTCTAGAGTTAGTGTTCCTACAACAGAAGATATAGATCCGTCTATTCCTAAAACAATATTACCTATTGGTATAGGATAAGATACTGTAATATCGTTTCCTATATTTGTAGTACCAACTATTGTTAGATCATTTGTTGGTCCAGGTGTGTGGATGCCGATACGCTTACGAGTAACGTCTAGATATAATAGATCTGTTTCAAACGACAGATCTATATCATTGCGTACTAAATTGTCTTTTAATAACGGGCCAGAAATCCTACCTAGTTCACTCATTTTGATACCTCACACTATATTTATAGTGTATCAGTTATCAAAACCGTATATGACTGTTATTGATTTGATTGGCGGAGCTTCTGCAAATAGAATATACCAACCTGGATCATATCCAATTGGATTTTGTTCTAGCGTGTAATTTATACCAAATAATTGCATAACATTTTCTACAAAAACTAATATGTTAGCACCGTAATTTGTTCCATAAACAGTTATACCATTACTATTAGGATAGTTGCTTGCGCTCGTTGGAGTTAATGGTCCAAAATATGTTTCAACATAATCTCCTGTTCCAATTGACTGGTAGATTATATTAGTTGGTTCTTTATATCTAAAAGCTCTCCAAGCTCCATTTGAATATGCTTCAACTTCATTAGTTGATGTGTTATATCTAACCTCTCCATTTATTGGGCTTGTTGGTTCTTGTCCAGATGTTCCTTTTGGTAACAATAAACTAAGAGTAGAATTTAGATTAATCTGACCTGTTTGATCATAAGAAACTGTTTTGTCAGTCCTTCGATATTTGTTAAGATTTTGTTGTTTTAAAAATCTCATTTAGATAGCCACCGTACTTATTGTGCAGGTAATAGTACTTGCAGCTGAACTTCTTGCTACAATACTGTCTCCAATTGCCAATACTAATCTTTCAGTATCAAAAAATACAGTTTCAGTCGGAGGAACAGTTAGCTGATTAACTATCATAGTAGCGGTTCCAACTGCACTACCGTTTGGTATGAGGTAAATGTTTATGTTAGCAGAAGTTGAACTCGATGTATTACAAAATATCATAGTAGCAACCATAAAGTCGCCAGCACTAGTGTAAATATTTGTATCTGATGTTCCTATGTTTACGTTTGCTATTGCCATTTTTAATTTACCTTACATTAATATACTGAAGGCAATTGCCTTCTTTTTACTTATAAATTCTCCGCTGTGATCAGTATTTACAAAATATAATCCTGTATTACCTACACCGTGGGCAGCAGCATATATTTTTGTTATACCTGCTACTGAACTAGGTTTGCTTTGATTTACAAAATTAGTAATATTGTTTATTTTCAATTCTTTATCTACTATTACCAATCCAGTTCCACTTGTTTTAATTGTTAAATCAGTATCAGTCCTAGTTGATAAAATACATCCGTATTTTGGATCTGTTGGATCGGGCTGTACAGTATCTCTTGTAATAGATAGGTTCATTAAAATAACTTGGTTATCATAAAATGTACTAATAAGATTACTGTTTAATGAAACAGATGCATTACTTCTATAATTTGCTATAGAAATATTTCCTGTCCAAGGTAAATCAGGATAATTGTGGAGCGCTGGAAGCTGTATGGAAAAGAAAAAAGCACCAGGAGTTGCTGTAATAACTTGGAAAGTTCCATTCATTGCAGGACTATCATTACCTATAATAGTAACAGATTTTGATGTATCAATATCTAGAGATTTATTTGATATTGGAAAATGGTTTATCTTTACAACAGTACTAAATCCAACTGTACTGTATGTTGTAATTTTTTCAGTAATATTACTATCAAAAATAGATATAGTACTATCACCACCTCTTGTAATTTGATTAATTGCTACGTTATTAAGATTATAGTTAATCTTGTCTTCTACAGCTTTTATATTAGGTATAATATCTGGATCTTTATAAGCTAACTGAGCAGCGTAATCTAAAACTTGTTCTTCGTAATTATCAGTTCCGGTTACTGAAAGTATTCCCTGTCCAGCTCCTATTAGATAGATGCTGCTGTTTGTATCACCTACCGTAATACTGTTTGTTTGTATTCCGTTCAGTCCGCCAGTTTCAGTTTTGCTAACCCATAATCCGAAAACAG